GGAGGAGAAAGGGAATAAGAGGAGAGGAGGTATAGATTTATGACTACGCTCGGATCTACCGAATATCCAAAGTCAAGGCCTCCACAAAGGATCCTAGCCTCCTCCGGTATTTTATCAATAGGTTTCCAATCCGGTATGCAAGCTCCCTCTAAGCTGCCTATCTCTCCTAGTCCGTATACTTTCCACCAATTAGCCCAATATGTAGAGGTCTTAGCTTTGATCTTAGCTTTCTCTATTTCTTTTATTATAGTCTCGGGTAGGCTATTATTATCTTTATAAGTAAGAGTTAAAAAGTCTGTATCCTCTTGGCCTATTAATTCTTTATCTACCCAAAATAAATTAGTAGGATTATAGTCTAACCAAATATTATTAGAAGTCCTTACGCTTAATTGTTGGTAGCTTTCAAAAGATATATTATTGCACTCATTAATAAATAGATCCGTACGTCTAGCTCCTCGTAATCTATCCGGCTGATCTGTGCTGAAAAACTCTATATATGATCCGTTGCTAAATTCGTATTTTAAGGTAGTCTTATTATACTTTCTATCGTCGTACCTATTGAGACTCTTTAAAATGTTTAAGAAGTCCTTTAAAGCCCCTCTACGTAAGTGAGGGATAGTCTCTGATACTATACTTATTTCTTGTCCTTTATTTCTTATAGCATAATCTATTAGGATTAATAATATAGCTATTGTTTTTCCGGCCGACGATCCTCCTCTTATAATTCTTATTCTACTGTTTAATTGTCTTAGTTTATTTAGAGCTAAGGTTTTTTCTATTTGCATTTAATCAATAAATAAAGGCATATCCTCGTTTATATGTATATCTTTAGTCTCTTTTGGTTTACCGTATCTATAACCTAAATACAAGCCCATAGCTCGCATATCTCCGCTTAGAGCTTTTTCTCCCAACTTCTTAATAACCTCCTCTTTGTTTATTATACTATCGAGCTTATCTATTAGGTCTTGCTCCTGTTGTTTAGGCTTTCTGCCCGCTCCTTTTCTTTTACCTCCGTGTTTACTCATCTTGAAAAAAACTTGATTATTCAAGTTATATAACGAATATAATTTAATTTTTTAATTCTTTATAATGTTTTGGATATGGTTGTTCTTTTAATAAGCATTTTTTCTTTTCTCTTTTATCTAAAAACTTAATATATCTAAACTGTCTTAATGTTTTTTTTATTCCTTTGTCAAGGAGTCCTCTTTGTTCTAAAACTTTTTTCTTTTTTCTTTTACTGTTATTTACAACGTTGTTGTGATAAATCTCTCCCTCAAACTCATAAAATATACTATCGTGTTCTCCATAATAACTAAATGAACAGGCTTGATAAACAATACCATAACCCCCGCATCTCTCATCTGCAAAAGTTTGAATCCATTTGACGGTAGGATATTTTTTTTTTATGTATTTTATTGAATAACTTATAGCTCTACTTTCTGCATACTTTAGACAATTATCACTTATCCACATTCTATTTAATTCTTTGTATTCGTTAAATTCAGAATCTTTAACTATATTACTATGACTTCTCGGGTTCATAGCGTATCCATATTGCAAAGCCCCCATTAATTTTTCTTTATAAAAAACTCCAAGATGAATATGAGTGTGAGCATCATTACAAACTTTTTTACTATAATGGTTTTCAATTATTATTTTTTTACTTGTTTCTTTTGGAATTTCTTTTATATAAAAATCTGTTGTTCCAAAACCTATACATTCACTTTCTCCCCAAAGACTGTTTTGGGTTGAGTATATATATCTTTTGTTACCTTTCAATTTATTTTAGTATAATTAAGTATATGCTTTTTGGTTTCTATTAAGCATTTATTTCTTTTTTTATTGCTGCTAAATTTTATAGGTATCTTTATAGTTATATATTTAGGTTTAAAGTATCTCTTTATTTTCTCTATTAATTTCATCTCTTAGGTTTATTTTATCTTTTGGATCTCTATTTCTATTGTACTGATCTACAAACCATTTATCGTCTTTTTGCTCTAGTTCTTTTTCTAAGTTAGCTAAAGCTCTCCAAGCTACTTTTGCTGAGTGTAACATTCCGTCGGTATCTGTCTCTCCGGCTTGGAATAAATGTCTCGATAAAGCGTCTAGCTCGTCGGTACTTTTAGATCTATCCCAATGTAAAGGTTTGTCGGGGTGGTGTTGTTGGTTTCCTGTATAAGAAACTCTAGCTACCTCCGCTAAGGCTTTTGGAAAGTATTTTATAAGGCCTGTAAATATTGGGATCTGTTTTCTTTTATCTTTATTAGTTTCCATTTACCATTCTTTAGACATAAGATCTAATTTTTCTTTTACTAGATCTTTTTTTTCTTTTGGGATCCTAGATACTAATTTAACTAGAGGATCCTCTAATTTCTTTTGTAGGTTTATATATTTCGTTTCTAATCTATCTATTTTATCTATCTCCTCTTGAGTCTCCTCTACAAATTTAAAGTCGTTTAAAATGCTTATAACGTCCTCATTTGTTTTATACATATACCATTTATTATAACTGTTAATCAGAGTTGCGTGATTTACCGGCCAACCTTGAGCTTTGTAAAACTTGGCTATTTTTTCCCACCTCATTTTAAGTTTATCTCTAAGTATATAACAAAGTAATCCTCTATGTTCTATTACGTTTCTTTTCCTAGATTTATTAAAGAGATCTATACCGGAGATCTCTGATATTTTATTAGCTATTTCTATTGGTTTCATATTCTTAATTTAAGTAAATTGTAACATTCTATATAGCGTTGTTTTCCTTTGCCTTTGTGTTCTTTTAAAAAAAGCTCGTATAATTTCTTTGTATATTGATATTTAGTCTTACAGTCTTTTAGATATTTCTTTGCAAACGCTTTACCTTTTCCGTAAAAGTAATTGACATTATCTGCGGTATCCCCTATTATCATTTGCTCATAAAAATTATATAATGCCTCTTCCGGAGTTAGATCTAATACCTCTTTTTTATTGTAATTATATATCAAAGCGGGAAACTGTTTATAGTCTTTATCTATACTTACTATTAATACGTTTTCTCTCCCTATCTTTTTTTGGAGGTTATTCCATTCTCTAGCTACTAGATCGTCAGTTTCTAGTCCCGCTCCTTGAATACTATTATAAGTTTCTTTTACGTATTTATGAAGAGGATATAATAAAGGAGGTTTCTCTTGTTTTTTTCTGTTCGCTTTATATTTAGGAGTTATTAGTTTCCTAAAATTTCCGGCGGATCCCGAAAAGGTTAGCACGCTTTGAACGTCGTAGATCTCATCTATATCGTTTATAATCTTCATAAATTGCTCGCTATATTTATCCGTTGCATCTTCTATCTCTCTGTAATATATATCGTCGGGCTTTTCCCCGTTTACTCTTGTACGATAACAACTAGCAAAGATTAAAGAGTCAGCATCAAATAACACTATCATATATTAAGTATAATATTATTAGTAATAATCCTATAAATGATATAGCGGTTGCTTTCATAGTTTCTGAATATCTTTTGTCAGATCTACCTTGTCTAGATCTATACTGTCTTGGCTTATCTATTTTTATTTTATCCATTTTACTTGGTATTCTAGTAAAGCCTGTCTCTCTAAAATAGTTCTCGTTTAAATACTTTAGATATTTCATAACCTTTCTCTTTTAAGAATTTAATATATTTTTTTTCTTTTTTAATCTCTTCTCTACAATCGTGAGTTACTTGATTTTCTATTGGGAAGTGTTCGTATGCCATAATGTATTGATTATCAATTAGTTATAATTCATTTACTCTGATAAGTTATTGACTATCAGTTGTTTAATCCTCTCCTCTCTCTTCAAGCTCTTCTAAAATCTTATTAGCTAATCTAATACACGACTTTAATTCGCCTTTTAATTGAGAGGTTTGAATTGTCTTTATTTCTTTATCTGTTAGAAACATATACGCTAATATAACGATTTATTAACAAATAATTTAATTAGTATTTAAATTAATTATGGACGCCCAATTTTCTTTCAAGAGATACACTTCTTTTTTTACTTTCC